ATGTTTAAATAATTTAAACTACCTAATAAGATTTATAGGCATGTACTTAGTCTTATATTTGTTTTCAACTGTAAGATATTGTCTAAGTATTTATACTGAGGAAAACTTTGACTTATTAGATTTCAGGGCATTACTTATTACATCTTGGTACTTCTCTATGTGGCTATGGATATATCTTAAACTAAAAAAAGAACAATTACATAAAAAACTATTATGAATGATAACTTAACTACAATTATAATTACGGCTATAAGTGTTGTCTTTGGAGCAGGAGGTTGGAAGTTCTATGAGTTTCTTATTAAAAGCAAGAGAGAAAAACAAAAGGAAGAAAAGACAGAGCAAACAATATACAGAGATGACCTAAAGACAAGAGTAGATAAACTAGAAACCTATAAAGATGACTGTGTAATGTCTATGTTAGAATTAAAAACTGAATTAGCTAAGTTAAAAGTAACTGTAGAATTTCTAGAAAAAGAGAATAACATACTTAAAATCAAGCTACAACGATAAAACAAATAAGAGATATTTCTATTATATAGTATATCTTGATTAATCAAATTATTTCAAATGACACATGGGGGTAAAAGAGAAGGAGCAGGTAGAAAGGCTAAAGCTGAAGAACAGAAGTTAATAGAGAACTTAACACCTATGAATCCTGATGCTTTAAAGTCTTTAGAACAAGGCTTAAAGAACAGAGAACAATGGGCAGTTAAATTATTCTTTGAATACTTTTATGGTAAACCACAACAACGAGTAGATGTAACCAGTAATAGCGAAACACTTAACATACCTATAATAAACTTTGTTGAATCCGAAACTGAATAAAAAGTATAGTGCATTATTTTCTGCTAAGTCTAGGTACTATATTATAACTGGTGGTAGAGGCTCAGGTAAGTCTTATGCCGTTACTGTGTTCTTAACACTACTAACAATGACACAAGGGGTAAGAGTGTTGTTTACAAGGTTTACAATGGTGTCTGCTCATCTATCTATTATACCTGAGTTCTTAGAAAAGATAGGTCTATTAGGGTATGATAATATATTTAGTATCAATAAGTCAGAGGTTGTCAATACATCAACAAATAGTGATATATTGTTTAGAGGTATTAAAACATCAGCAGGAAATCAAACTGCATCACTTAAATCCTTACAAGGTATATCTACTTGGGTTTTAGATGAAGCAGAAGAACTTGTTGATGAAAATATATTTGATACTATAGATTTAAGTATTAGACAAAAAAATATACAGAATAGAATTATATTAATACTTAACCCTACAACTAAAGAGCATTGGATATATAAAAGATTCTTTGAGGATAGAGGAGTATCAGCAGGTTTTAATGGTGTTAAGGATAACGTTTGTTATATACATTCTTCTTATTTAGATAATAAAAAAAACCTTTCACAAAGTTTCTTAGATAGAATATATAGACTTAAAGATATAAACTTTAAAAAATATACTCATAAAATTATGGGTGGTTGGCTTGACAAAGCTGAAGGTGTTGTGTTTAGTAATTGGGTGTTAGGAGAATTTAATCCTGATGGTTTACAATCATCTTGTGGTATGGACTTTGGTTTCTCAGTAGACCCTGATAGTTTAACTGAGGTTGCAATAGATAAGAAAAAAATGAAGATATATATTAAGGAGCATATTTACAGAAATGGATTAAAATCGCACGAATTAGCACAAATAATACTTAAAAAGGTAGAAAACAAGTTAATTATTGCAGATAGTGCAGAGCCTAGACTTATAGAAGATTTAAGATATTTAGGTGTAAACATTAAGCCTGTTAAGAAAGGAACTATAGAAAGTGGAATTACTCGTATGCAAGACTATCAATTAATTGTTACACCAGAATCTACTAACATAGCTAAAGAATTAAACAACTATGTCTATGCTGATAAAGGTTCTAAGCTATATGTAGACAATTACAATCATGCTATAGATGGGGTAAGATATAATGTTATATACCATTTAGATAATCCAAACTTAGGTAAGTATTATGTGCAATAAAAAAGGTGCAACTTTAGAAGCTACACCTTTTAAAAAAACTTAAAACGATTATGAAAACATACAAATATACTATTTTAAACTAAATATCAATTAATTCTATTATATATTATGCAAGTAAAGATTAAGAAAGGAGGTAAGCAAAAAACATACAATCTAATAAATAGTTGGGATGATGTAACTCTTGAAAAGTGGGCTAAGTTAATGTACAAAAAAAATCAAAGTAATTCTAACGAAGCATTAGAAACTATAGCTGCATTATCTGATATACCCAAAAAACTTGTTAATGAGTTAGGCATAAATGATGTAGCTACTATTCTTAAAAGGATAGCTAAAATGCAAGAGAAAGAAAATACTAAACTTAAAAGAATTATTAAAGTAGATAATGTTGAGTATGGTTTTCATCCTAATCTAGAAGATATTACTTTAGGAGAATATGCTGACATTGAAACCTATTTAAAACTTGGAATAGAAAATAACTTAACTAAATTAATGGCAGTATTATACAGACCTATTTTAGAAAAGGAAGGTAAGCAATATTCTATTGAGGCTTATGATAGTAGTTCTACAAGGCTAAGAGCAGAGAAGTTTAAAAAGATGAAAGCAGAAGATGTAAATAGTTCATTGGTTTTTTTTTGGACTTTAGGGAACGAACTATTAATGACTTTGCCGTTATATTTAATGGAACAGAGTCAGGAGATACTCAACAAAGTCCAGATGAGCAATTTGCAGACAAATGGAACTGGTTTGGTGTAATGTATAGATTAACTAATGGAGAGATAATTAATTTAGAAAAGATAACTAATCTTAGTTTGTACGAGTGTTTAACTTGGCTAACTTATGAAACAGATTTAAATGAAACTAAAGCAGTAACAAAATGACATACTTTAAAGATTACAACAATACTATAGACACCTTAAAGAAATTAGGTCAGCAGCACTATATGATTAAGACAGTAACTACAGGAGATTTGTGGGAGATTGATTTATCTAAAAACACCTTTTTCCCTTTAATGCACATTAATCCAGTTAATGCAGTAGCAGGTAATCACGAGATGACTTTAAACTTTCAAATATTTATAATGGACTTAGTATTTCCAGACTTGATTAATGAGCAAGAAGTATTATCAGATTGTTTACAAATTTGTAATGATTTAATAGGTACGTTTAAAAATGGCGAAAGTCTATTATTATCTAATCAAGGAGTAAATGCTTTGCCTAAATACTTTACAGATGGAGATATAACTATAGAGCCATTCTCAGAAAGATTTGACAACTCAGTAACAGGTTGGGTTTTTACAATACCTGTAATAATAGAAAATGAATACAATACTTGTATAGCACCACAAGCAACAACTGATGCAATACAATAATGTTTAAGATACTAAAGAGATTAAATAAGATAAAGATAGGTAAACTAATAATTAAAATAATACCACCACAAATAACAATTAAAATATAAAATATGGCAGACTTAGTAACATCAATTACAGAATCAGTTGTTTTAAATGGAAGTGTAAGGGGAAGTACAAACACATTAACAACAACAGGAATTAATAATGCTTATGAACGTATTGTAACTTGTACTCATTCACAAGCAACTACTTTAGTAGCTTTTAACACTAACTCTTATGGAGCAGTAGTGCAATTAGATAAAGAAGATGTAAGATATATAAGAGTAACAAATCTTAATACAACTATATCTGTAGAAATTGCAGTAGTAGGTGCAGCTACTTTATACCAAGTTACATTAAAAGCAGGACAATCACATATATTAGGAGCAGCAGATAATATTATGTTAGCAGAAGCAGATACTACTCCAAGTTATGGAACTATGGCTGCATTACAAAACATATCTGTAACTCCTATAGGAACTACTAATGTAGATTTAGAAGTGTTTGTAGCTAGTGTTTAATGGAAGCATTAGAACGATACTTAAATAGCTTTGGTAGAAGTGTTGTAAACAAATCTAAAGGAATACTAAAAAGAAAAGACAAAGTAGTAACAGGAAATCTTTTAAATAGTGTTAAATTTAAATTAGTTAAAACAAATCAAGGAATTAATGTAGAGTTTAGTATGCTAGATTATGGGGAGTTTATAGATAAAGGAACTTCTGGAAGCAAAAAGAAAAGAACTTATGTGGATTATGAAGGCAAAAGAAAGAGTAGTCCTTATTCATTTGGTAAGTCTAGAGATGGTGGTTTAACTAGAGGGATAGATAAATGGATTGTAATGAGAGGTATAGCACCTAGAGATGCAAAGGGTAGGTTTATATCTCGTAAGAGTTTAAAGTTTTTAATAGCTAGAAAAATATATACACAAGGTCATGATGGATTAAGTTTTTTCCAAAAGCCTTTAGGATTAGAATTAAAAAGATTTGGGAATCAATTAGGTAAAGCAG